CGCCCAATTAAGGGCAGTCATTACTTTTGAATGCCTAAACCTTGATCGTTAGGATTTAACCAACGAATAACTGGTGGCAAGCATGATGAAAGTCCGGCAGCAAGTAATGCCTTTGGCTCTGTCACACCAGCTGCTGCAAGTGTTAATACTGCTACTAAGAATGCTCTAGCCCATGAGCCTGCTGCTGTTTTAAGGTCTTTCATTATTTGCTCCTAGCATCGGGATGTCGAACCAGCGACCATTCTGATCGCCTTCTTTAGTGAATGAAATATGGATATGGTGATTGTGCTGATTAATCCCATCATAAGTACGCCAGCTCCAAGATTTCTTAGAGGAAGCGATCTTGCCTGCATAGATGATGTAAGAAATTCTCTTCTCACCTGATTTGGCGCATAGGCGTATTTGGTCGGCAAGATAAGCACCTGTGCTGGGGCGTGTGTCGAAATCCTTATCCACATCAATAGCCCTGACGAAGCCGTTAATCGGATCGGGATTGTGGTCACTTGGACGACTGGCGTGAGCGGCATCGCCTATCCAGCCATCGCTCTTGCGGTCGCGGTCTGGAAAGGAATCATCAATCTGCTCACGAAGTTGTTGTCCTGCTTTACAGAGTAGCGGCTTCATTAGCAATCATTTCATCATAGGTTGATTTAAGCATTGAAGTATATTCTCCGTTGCCTCGGTCAATGATGGCGTGAGTTTGTTTGCCTTCAGGTGTTTCTATTTCAATAAAAGATACATTATCCATTTTTATAACTCCGCACTAATTCCAACATAACTATTATTACTTCCTGCATCAAATAAATTAAATGGTCTAAATTGAGTTCCACCGCTTGCTATAGTGGCAGTTAATGTTTGTACCATTGGTCCAGTAAAACCAATAACTAAATTAGTTACAGTTCCATTTGTATTACCATCACCAACCTGTAAGTTTGCATAATCTATAGATGTTGCTGCTGCTCTCATTTGAACAGGGTTTGCTAGTAACAATCTTATGCTTGTGCTGGAAAGACCAAAGCCAGCACAATAATGTGTGTTATTTACCATAGAGTTCAATCGATAGTAATATCTTTGGCAAGCAGAAAGTTCTCCTGGAAAAGTTCCCATTGCATTGCTAAAACTGCTGGCTGTTACACCTTGTTCAATTTGTGCCTGAGCAAAATAAACAACTGCTGATATTGCAATTGTTGAAGTTGTAAATAATCTTACTCTTAAAGATTTAGCAGTTGATGGAATTGCATAAACTCCAGATATTGAAACAAAAGTTGTGCTTGTAGCTGTTGCAGTACCGCCTGATGTAGCGGTGATGCTAGTCCAACTACCTGTTACTCCAGTATCTGTACCAGTTGAGTATTGTACATCCGCTGTGAATCCAACGCTCGTAGACGCAGCAACTTTTGCAGACACAGTTACACTTTGACCAGCAAAACGAATAGCATTTTGGGTTTCAATGGCTTGGTATAAAGCAGGTTGTGCTAAAGCTGTAACTGTAAATTTTTGTGAATATAGTGAACCGCTTGGAACAACTGTACTTTCTTGTGCAAAAGTTCCTGTGCCTGAAATTAAAGCCGAATACCAGCGATCTGCGATGTAAGCATTTCCTGAAGAAGTTGTGCCGCGTTGCCAAATCTGAAAACCACCATTTATTAAACCATTTTTCCCAGCAACAATAGGTGAACCAGAACTAGAAGTAGCCCATGCTAATCCTGTAGTTGTGGATGAATCGGCAGTTAAAACCTGTCCATCTGTACCAACTGCTAAACGAGAAGGTGTATTGGCGGCTGATGCAGATACTATTGAACCCTTAGCGGTGGGGTTTATAAGATTTAGCGTTCCGTTAGTATCATTTACATCGGATGCCGAGTACACATCTCCATTAGCGTAAGTTACTTTAGTTGGAAATCCAACAGCCATTAGCACACCTCTTTCATAGGGTCAATTCTAGTACATAACATCGAGTAAAGCCTCCTGCGTGGCAATAGTTGTAGTCCAAGTATTAGGGGTGATGTTGTGAGCAATTCCCTGCACTTGGAGTTTCTTCTGAATAGTTGATCCACCAGGTTGCTCATTGGTTATGTCTACTGTGTTAAAGAAGTCAAGGCTTAGAGCTGCTGTGATGCCTGCTGAATATGATGGCGTCATTAAATCTAGGGTAATTGTTTCAATTCGGATGGATGTTTCCTTGCGAGAATCGACATAGGCAGTAGCTAATGCAAGCGCGTTCGCGTCTGATTGCATCAACATATCTGTAGCTGTAATAGATCGTGTGAAGTATTGAGCAATCGATGTGGCATCTGAATAAGTCTGTGCTGTGCCACCAATTCGGGTCACAGTTGCTTTGTTCACGATTGTCTTGTCATCAAGTGCAAAGGTAATCCCTGCGTAACTAATCCCACCAGTTTGGTTAAATACTGTTGGAGATGCAGCCTGTGCATCATAGACATATTGGCGACCCTTAAAGGTTGCTACGCCATTCTCATCAATGTAGAACGCGCCCTGCTCTGTGAACTCAGCAGTCTGGATTGCTTCTAAGACTGTGCGAGTTGTGCCAGGGTCTGCCACGCAAGTTGTAGCCCCTGTGCCAATGCTGGTAAATGCAGGCGGCCACGCAATCATTGTCAAGATAGATTGAACGCGCTGTGCAGTTGTCTGACCTGCTGTGCCACCTGTAACTGTGGTGACATTGGAGTTATACATTAAACGGAATGCGTCATAGCAAATGAAAGTCACATAGCCTGTTTCTTGACCTGTGGGATATGTGTAGCGATATTCGGTGATGTAGCCGCCAAATAAGCCATAAGTAGTTCCGCTATAGATAGCAGATGCCTGTATCTTTCTAAGTGGCTGTAATAGCCCGTAGTAAGGGCTGGCGGTGTTCTGTGGGTTGAAGTCACCATTGGGATCAACGACTCTGATAGTTGCTGAGCCTGACTCGTAATTATCTTGAAGAAGGTTGCGACCTCTACGAGTTGAGATATTTAGAGTGCTGGTTGAAACATCCACAATTACGGGAATAGTAGAAGCTAATTCTGCAAATCCTAGTTGAGCAGTACCCAAAATAAATGGATTACCAACTGATGCTCCACCAGAAAGGTTTATCTTGACAGATATTGTTGCTGGTAATGCCATTATCTAAACGCTGTCGTATAGGAGATTGGGATTCCAGAAGCCTGGTTATTATAGATACCCTGAGTAATAGCTGACACTAGATCGCGCTCTGTGGTAACTGAGCCTGCAACATTGACTTGGATATTAGTTGTAGCAGCTTCGGCTTGTCTAAATGTGCCTGCGCCAAATCCCATAGATACGGCTGTGCCAGGGATGCCGCCAGATACTGCTGTGGGATCGTTAGCGTTGAAAGTAGCTGCTGAAGCAACTGAAGTTGCAGATGAGATTCCTAGAACTGCCATAAGTTTGGCTTGCTCTGCTGCAATCTTGTCTAGTAATGCTCTAATAGATGCAAGGATGGCTTGACGGAATGCTTCCATTGCATCTGTTGCTGCATCTGTCTTTTTAATCTGTCCTGCAAGGGCTGCGTTCTGATCGTGGATAGCGATGAGAGATAGCAGGCGCATCTTTGTTTCCCCATCAGTTGCCTGATTCATGGCTGAGAATAACCCAATGCGCTCGACATCAAACTTCTTCTCTAGTTCTTGAAGGGCTAACTGGTCGCCTGTAAGAACTAGTTTTCTGCTGGTGTTGTCATTATCAATCTTAGAAAGATTGTTTTTAGTCTTCTGAAGCCTGATTGCATCGGCGTTAGCTTTGTCAATGGCTTTGCGTTGTCCAGGTGATTGCGCTGGAGTTCCTGCTGCTGTGGCTTTGCGATTCTTGCCAAAATTAGAAGCTAGTGCAAGTAACCCAGTAGGAGCTGTAAGAACATCTGCTATAAATCCGCCACCAGGTATTGACTTAAGTTTAGATATAAGAACGCCTACGCCATAGATTGCGTTACCAACTTGAGTTGCAAAGCCTTCCATTGCAGTTGTTGCCCCGCCAATGCCATCTTTGCCTGCAATAAGTTGCATGGCATCCAAAAGGTCTTTGCCAATAATTTCTTTAGCATTGTTAGATGCAACTGCTAGGCGATCCATAGAACCTGCATAGCCTTCGGCAGCAGCTAATGCCTGGCCGCTAAATTTATCTGTTAATGCCTGAGTAATAAGATCAAGGTTGCCAGATGCGAGAGTGGCTTTAGATAAGCCTGCACCTAGTCTGCTAAGGGCTGTGGTCTGACCACCATAAGCCTTTGCAAGTGCCATAGACACCGCGCCTAAGTCTTTGCCAGTACCTGCTGCAATGTCTAGTGCAAGTGCTAAGCCATCCTGTGACTTTTTAACATCGCCTGTGGCTGTGAGTAAGGTTCTAAACGCTGGGCGAAGATTGTCATCAAGGACACCAGTTGTGCGCTGTAAGTCTGCAATAAACTTCTCAACCTCAATCGAAGCAAAGGCATTGCCGGTATTTGCTAGGGCTAGGGAAAGAGATCGTGCAGCCTTCTCATCTGCTGCGAATGCTTTAGCGGCAGTCTTACCAAATGAAATAAGTTTAGTTGCAGCAAAGACACCAAGTAATTGCTTGCCTAACTTAGCAACAGACTTTTCTAACTTCTGTGATGCTGTTTCTGCCTGCTTAAATGCTTTGTTGCCTGTGTATTCGGCTGCAATATCTATAACGACTTTAGCCATTAGCGATTGCCTACCATTCTGTTAAAAGTCTTGCCAGCGTTTTCAATTGCTTTAACAACCGCAAGTGTGGCTTTTCCTTTGTCGTTTTCCCAGGCAGCATAAAGAGCGCGACCTTGATCTCTACCTTTGCCAGTCATTGCAGGAAAGGACTCAGCAAAATTAGGACGAGATCTTGGCTTTGTGCCTGGTGCATTACGGCCTGCTATTTCGTATATTGCACCAGCACCTGAAAGGTTGCGAAGTTGTGCTAATGCTCTAAATCCTCTGGGATTAGGTTTTGATGGTGTTGTCTTGTAGCCAATGCCGCGCCTCATAATTGGCGCATTAAACACAGGAAACTTGCCGCCTTCTCTAGCCCAATTACTCAAAGGCGATTGTGAGGGAATAAATCCTCTAGCTTCTTTTACAACTGGCTTAAGATAACTGGCAATTTCTTTCTGAGTTTCTTTGCCTAATTCTGGAGCAAAGTTACGCAATGCCTTACGGAGTTCAATGCCGCCCTTTACGCTTACTGGCATCTCTAATCTCCTTTGCTTCATCCTGTAAAACCTTAATTAGGTTCTTCAGCATTACATCATCTAGCTCTAATAATTGTTGTGGCGCGATCCCGAGTCTGACACTTAATTTAGCAATCAGATAGGTGATCGAGTCGCGCCCTAAGCCAAAGGGTCATCATCTAGCACCTCGACCAAAGTCAAGGTTTCAATGAATTGCTCTCCGAATGGCTTAACAGTTTCACCCGAACGGCGGATACATTCCCAGGCAAGCCAGAAGATGTCGCTCTGCTTCTGATCTTCGATAAACGCTTTGTGAAAGCCCTTCTTAGCGTAAATCTCAAAACCATACTGCACCAATGGAGTAATTGGGTATTCCCCAACTTGTCCATCTGCCCTTGTTACTTTTAACTTTGCCATGCTATGCCCCTTTGTTTAGTTGTTTAGAAAGTACCTGTTGTGGC